CTCCATGTTGCAAATCAAATGCATGCATCCCACATAATAAACAGGATAACAAATAAGGTTGATGTGGATACAACATATTATCATATGGTTGCACATTCCGATGACAGTGCTGGGAAGATAATAACAGAAAACACTTTCAAGCTTAGAAAGACTTTCCTCATTTATGAATGCCTTCTAAAAAGCTCAAATCATATGCTGTCGGACAAAAAATGCAACTTAGGGAGAGTTTACTTTGAGTTCATATCTATACTTTATATGGGGAACAAGCTAACTTCACTATTACCAAAGTTCACGGGCAACTTTAATTTCCATCCAACTGACAAGGGTTACTGTAGTGACATAAATGAATCCTACAGCAAATGCATTGAGATGCTAACTACAGGCTCTGATATGAGAGATGCTTATATCTCCATGAAAATAATGAATAACTCAATATACAGGTTTTACTTCGGTAAAGCAAAAAAGGACTTTTACTATGGCCTACCACCACAGATGTATGGGATACCAGATGCACACCCCTGCATGGTGCTATTGAGTGGCTCTGATTCAGACCTAATAAGGATATATTCAACAAAAGGTGGCGAATACATCAAGAAGTTGCTGTACATAAACAAGAAGCTGTGTGACCCAGAATGCATTGTTGACTCCTTCATAAATAGCATAAATTGTGTCCCAAGGGTTAACCCCAGCAAAAATATAAAGAGACATCTGGAACATTTGGATGAGAGTTGTATAAATGACGATTTGAAATGGGTGTTGAAGAACATCCAAACTAACAACACAGGGCTGAATATTTTGTCTTACCTGTATAAACTCAAGAACACAAACTTTGTTGCTTCTTTACAAGATGAGACCCTGACCAGGAGATTGTCTCGTGCTTTTTATTTTCGGAATTCCAGCTGCGTTGAGACAAAATATGGCAGACTAACAATGGCAGAATGTAGAGATTATATCTCTTGGGCCTTTATATCTGAAAGACTTCAAGATTCAAGCAATGAAAACATATCCACAATATACAAAGAGTTGTTGGAAGACATGGTTAACTATGCTGGGCAGCTTGAACAAAACCTGAAAATATTTGAAACTCTCCACTCTGAGCTCATAATGTTCAATAAATCTATGTCTAAGATAAGCTATAGAGATAGCGATATCATAATAAGCAGAAAAACATGCAAACCGATACATGTCAACATTCAAAAGTCCTCAATAACAACTAATACGGATTTCATACCAGAAGAGCTTGCAGCTTGGCATTGTCTCCCTGAATCAAGATGGATCTTGAATTATAGTGGTAACCAAACCAAGCTCGAAAGTATTTTCAACAACCTCAGTCTTGCAAAGGCAGACATGAGAGATTGCAAGGATATAAACCTGATGAGCAAGATTTTCAAAAAAGTGAAAATGAAATATATCAAAGAGCTTTATATGTATTCCCACATGCCCTCTGGGGTAAGGGACATAAGCACGTACAAGGATGTTTTGAACTTCATATCAGAAAATACATTCATTGATAAGAGCATAAAGGGTGTTGTCACTCCTTTCAACAGGAGATTCAGTATGGAAGAGTCCAATGCATTATACAGGCTTATGGATGAAGAAGTCAATCTCCTGCTCTCACTCATGGATTTTTACACCAGTTTGTTGAAGAACAAGCAATTGTTAACCGAGTTCAATTCGCTAAAAATAAACCAAGGTTTTTTGAGTGATGAGCCTTATGAGGACATAATTTCACTCTTGTCAAACGCATATGATAGACTGGATGAAAAGCCTGATCTAAAAAACATTCTTGGCCCACACATATTAAGCCTGATAAGGTCTGATGAGAGTGGTTGTATCTCACCCTCTGCTCATCTCGGTGCTTGCTATTATAACTGTTTTGTCAGAAGGCAACATCTCACAGGGAATGTTTGGTTGGGCAAAGGGGTTTTCTTCATATGTGCATCGGATTTTAAATTGCAGTTGGAATTGAACAATCAAACTGTGGAATCTGCAGTGGTTAGCAAAAGCAAGATTGTCTTAAACAGGATTCAAGTTTCATACATTGATGAGTGTCTAAACCGGGCAGGCTTTGGACCGATATCCTCATACATGCGGAAACCAAACCCTGAGAGTTGGTCACAAACAGCATTGGGTGTTGATGAGACAGGGAATCTGTGTGTGACAGCAAAGAGGAATTTAGACATATGCATTGAAAACACTAATGTTAACAGAATGAGTGCATACCCTTATGCAGCGCTAGATAACAGTTACGTTAACATCTTGCCTGGCTTACGATATTCTGTGAGGTCAGAACTTGATTCCGACAAGAAATATGTTTGCAAAACCTTTGATATAAATCCTGCAGATATCATCAAGGTTCTGAGGATACTGTACAACAATGATTATAACATAAGGAAAATGGATTCCAAATACACGGAGTTCAATGACTTTTTAGATGTGGTTGTTGGTGATGTTTCTGAGGTCGAAATGAAAGTTGAGAAAGAGCAACTGATAAACAATTACAAAATAAGTAAGCTCTATAAGATAATGAAAAAGGCAAGGGACACTGAGTTCATAAACTTCAACAGTAACAAGTTGAGAGCACCGATTTATCCAGCCCAAGAGGGGGGGTTGCTCAGTTGTCTGGTTCATTACAAAGAAAAAGTTGATGACTTCAGGTTCAATCCTAACATCATAATAACCCCAGAGCTGATGTACCTCAAATCAACCCAGCCAGAAGCATTCATGAGTGAAATGGCAACCAATCTGATACAAAAGTACAATTCTCTCTATACCGAAACAGATAAGTATCAAATAATACAAAGCTTAAATGCCATAAGACCTAGTGACCTGAGTGAAGAGGAGATGACATCCAGGCTCATCCAGCTAATGACTATATGGGGGTATGTTGGTGTTATGGGATCATTGGAGAATTATACTCAAAGCAAAGGTGAGGACAGGCTCAAGGCTTTTTATGTTGATACTGAGAACAAGAATTTAGTTAACTTAAGTCTTTACATGTACCGTGCACTTGTGGAGGCTTTAATAACCTCCTTCGATGAACTCAATGTCCGTCTAATTGACACTGATTTGTTTTGCATGCCCAAAACGATATCTGAGCTGAAGATGTTCCTGATGTCTTATACGCACAATTATTCACTCACCGCCTTCAGTGTTCCTGCTAGCAGCCCCTACTATGTTGTTAATATATCTGATATTATGCTGGGTGCACTCCTAGAGCAACTTCTCAGCTACACCGAATACCGGTCTAAGCTCAATGAGGAATTGGCAACCCAGCCCTTGTTGTCAAATATAGATTTTATGACAGTGAAACCCCATCAATTAAGGCAAACAATTTCGATGATGTTGATGAATGTTACCTTTGAAAATAAACAAAATTATGAGATAATAATGGGTGACAGAGGGTTAAATATCCCGGATAAAGTTATACCGTATGTTAAAACCAGGGAGATACTGGAAGAAATCATTAAATTCTCCGTCTCTAAGATACATTACTTTGGGATTTACAACACTGCATTCATAAAATATTATAGTCAAGCCCACAAGATAGTCTTTAATGACAAGTTATATGTTTTTGAGCCAGAGTACAGCGCACTGAGTGATGATTTTGTTGTCTTTAATTCACAACACATATTTGAGAGGCCACTTGATCCTGATTTCTTGGAGAGTGATGACTATTATGAACTAGGGGCGGAAATGGAATACAAGGATTTCCCACCTAGTATTTTGGATGATTACCCGCCGGTTTTCAAGAAAAAATATGACAGGAGGGTTTTCATCAGTAACTCAGAGAGGTATAAAGGTGCCACTTTATATAAAGTGAATTTCATAAATGGTGTAGGGATGTTGATGCCTAATGGACTTTTTCAAAGATCAAGACAGGTAGGTGAAACCCTGGTTATCATAACTGACAAAATTCACAAAGAGCTTGTTGGATCAGAGAGTGAGAAATTCAAATTTTTTAGACCTAACATGTATGATTGGTATGATAAGACTATGCTCTCTCCTGAATGCATGCTGTATATAGTTTGGGATTCAAACAAAATAAATGTCAAGCTGTGGGAGCTATACCTTGATTGCAAATGTGTTAGTCTCAACCAGTATTTGCAATCCGCAGACTCACACAGGGTAACAGAATTCAGAGACAATACGGGTCATTTGACTGAAGACTTTTTTAATGACCCTGACATGGAGGAATTGATAGCAAGGCTAAGGAAGCAAACTTTAATACTGCACCAAGACGTTTCTAAGGGTGAGTCATCTTCAGCAACTGTCGATGAAAAGAAAGAGATTGTTCTGAGTGAAGCCAGCAAGAAAATAAAAGAATTAAAAGAAATTAACCCAGACTTAATATTCATAAAAAAGTATGAGAAACTAATACACAATTCATACAAAGTGAAGGGTGACCTGACTGTTGATGACATCACTAGTATAGTGGTGAGGTTGATGGAAGGTGAAGAGAGCAGGAAACAATTGTTCGGAAGTGTGAATAAAGCACTGCAAAGTGTCAGTGACTCATCAAGCATAGACAAAATTTGGCAAATACCAGGTGTATTTTCCATGGGGAGACCAAGTGATAGTGATCTCAGAAATAGGGCATTAAAAGACAGTGGCCTAAGAGCAGAAATAGAAAGTGTTGGTAAAAACCTGGCAAACAAAATACTGTCAGGGACACTGAAAATCAGCCGAAAACAGAGGGCAAATTTCATGAAGCATGTTAAACTATGTAGGGGTTACATGAGGGGCGTCACGAAAAACAGATTCAATAAAAACTTCATGATTGACCTCTATGTGCTAATAAACAATGATGCAATGAACGCAGATGACAGGAATGATGATGACATATTTGAAAATATGATGTTGGATTTAACAAACACGATAATTGAAGAAGATGATGATGCCAGCTCAGACGATGATCTCTATTCTGAGCCAGCAGACCAAGGGTTCCTCAAATACAAACCGATGTTTATGTAACTCGTTTTTTAGCTTCATCATTCCAAATGCTTAAGTTGGTGAATTGTTCAAAATCCGATCAATGTTTGTTTCGCTTTATTATGTATATATAC